TCTTTTCAAAAGATGCTTCCAGATTGATACACTGCATGAAGTTGTATCTCTGTCCTTCAATAGTCACAAAGCATTCAGCAAGGGAAGCACTCACGGCATCTCTTGCACTCATTGTATTTGCCATATCGTTTTACCCCTTTCTTATGCTACGATAACGCTCATGTATAACTGAGCCATTGCGTTAACCGGACTAATTACATCAGAAACGACTACAGACTTTTTGGTTTCTCCTCTTGCAATAACAACATCTTCTGGATTGAAATTCTCGATTGCTCTGAGCTTTTCTAATTCCTGATGATGCTTAACGATATCATTCCATAAGGAAATACGACCGGCTTCATCGTTTGGAATCTTACCTAAGTATCTGGTATTGAATAACTTAGCAATATCCATAGCAATCTGGTCGAGAACACGAATAGTCTGATTGGACTTGAAATCGTCACCCTTTTCCATAGTGATTTCCACCATAGAGTTAATGTCCTCAAGAACACGAATTTCATCGCCTACACGATGGAACGTGAACTCACCGTCCTTGATAGCTGCTTCCAACTGAGCCTTGTTGTAATCAACCGGAATGTCAAACTCACCATCGTATACCTTGTTGGTATTAGAAGAATTAACTGCACATCCGGCAATAACACCGGTTGCCCAATAAACTGCATCAGCACTGTTCTTGACATTAACAACACCCTCGTAATCAGCAGCCTTGTTGAAAACTACTAACTGATACTTGATGCCGGCATTGTCTCTCATGTCCTTACATTCCTGCACGTATAATTCCTTGATTGTATCCTCTGTGGATAAACAAGCCATAGCGTTGAATGTGTAAGCCTGCGCTGCATTTAAGAAAGCAGAATGTTCAGTTGCAGTAATATCAACACCATCTAAATCTGTTCCGGTAAGAGCAGTTCTGTCGGTTGCTGCCAACGTGTCGATTGTCCAATCTACCCAGCCATTGTCCTCTGCTTTCAGCTCTGTAATATTTGCAACCGTCTTACTGTAAACAAGAGAAGTTTCAAAATAGATATTCACATCAAATGTACCAGCAGTAGTACCGGTGAGAATTTCAGTGCTGATTTTAGCACCGGCAGAACCCTTGTACTTTGCAGAAGCTACAGAGTTAGCAGCTTTTGCGCCACCGTTCATCAGCTTGTAGCAGTACAGAGTTGTGATGTTCTTGAATAAATCACGCAATCCCTTTGCTTCCTCAGAATCATAACTAAAGCCAAAGAGCTTTAATGTATTCTTTCTGAAATCATCTCCGGTCACTACGAAGATTTTTCCATCAGCACCCCACTTAAGCGGTAATGCCATCGCAGCATAACCACGTTCTCCGAGGTTTACACTGGAAATGGATGCAGACACAAAATTGATGTATGTGCCCGGAAGAATCTTATTCTGAGTAAGAAATTTTCCACCACCTAACATAGTTCATCATCCTTTCTTTTTCATAAAATTAAAAATGAGCTTATCCGCATCTTCATACGAATAAAGCTCATTTGGTTTAATAACGATTCTCGCAACTCTATCGTTGTATTTAGGCAACTTTAAGAGCTGCGAACCTTTATATTTCTGCTGCACTTCATTTGAAGCGGCAGTTTTGTTTTTAGTTGCCATTTAGATTGCTCCTTTCGTTCCGGCATCGTAATCGAGAGAACCCATAGATTCTTCTCTAGTGATGTCGTTGAGAAATACGATATAATTCACAGAGAAATGCAGCACATCATCTACAATTTCCGCTTCCAAGGAATGACCTCGAATCAGTTCCCCACTTAACAGTTCTATATATTCCAAACCGTCCAGCAACTTTTCAGAAACATCCATCATTTCCTCGTTTCCCTCTTTTGGAAAGTACGAAATCATAAACGAATACGTCCGTTGCTTTCTTTTGCCGAGAAGCGGTCTGTCATTCGTTGGAAGTGTCTTAATGAAAAAACATGGCTCTTTCAAACCTTGTTTTACATTTTCAATGTGAACCTCGTAAGAATCCCCAAAAATACTATTCAGTTTTAAGGAAATACCATTGATAATATCAATTAACATCGAACACCTCTTTCAGCTTATCGTTCAAACGCTTCTCTAAAAGTCTAGGAGCAAGAGCTTGTACTTCTTCCTCTGAAATTTTCAGCATAAATTTACCCTCAACCCAACCGGATTTCAGTCGCTTACCGATTTGAGGAACAAATCTACCAATTTCCTGCCTATGACCGTACTCCACATAGGAAGCATACTCCGTTGGATTCACAATTTCGATTTCATATACCGTTCCCTTTTTAGTTACGGTTTTTTGAATTGTCCATGCGTTACGCAACGTGCCACCGGACTTACCCTCATTGAATGTGAACGTTCTACCGTCCTTTGTTCTATAAGTGATAACTTCGTATTCTCCAACGGGAGTACGCTGCTTCACACGTCTCAGCAATCTCTGTGCAAGCTCCTTTGACATATCAGAACAGAACTTTTCCATGTCAACCTTCTGCAATTTTTCAAGATTATCTCTGAGCTTTTGCAATTCACGATAATCTACTTTACCCCAACGTTTTGCCATAACTATGCCCATCCCTCAAAAGATTTCAAAGTGATTTCTTGGTGGCTCTCATAGATTCTAGGCTCGCTGGAATTTGTGAATGCTTTCGTCTGTCCTCTTTGTGTGACTTCAATTTTGCTGCCGCTTTTGATTTCCACATCTGGAGACAAAAACAATGTGATTTCCTGCAATACGGATGCCACGTTATCGTCTCCGGTCATTGGACTGGACTTGTAAGATAGTCTGCAAGGTTGAGATAATAAAACAGTAACTTCTGCAAATCCAGTTCTTTTTGTCACTGGATCTGAAACTTTCTGATACTCAACGACATTGCATGTTCCACAATACATTGTTTCAAGTATCTTTCTGCTCAAGTTAAAATTCATTACCACACCAGCTTTCTATAGGCGAGAAATTCATCTTCATGTCCGGTCAGCAGATAATCAACAACGACATCAAATTTCTGTTCTGGACTTGCTTCTTCTGCGAACGTGATGCTCGTATCTCCCATACTAATACTCTTTGCAACGTTTTCGAATACGATTTCTGTAAGCTGCCCAAAGCTCTTTTTAATCTTCAAGAACTCAGCACAAACCATATCCATTGCAACAAAGGTCAATCCCTCTGGAATATCAGCACAATTGGTAGCATTCAAAATGCTCCACGATGTTTTGGAGATTGCAAAATCCAATGAAGCAGAATCTTTTGCATCATCGTATTCATAGCCAAAATCTTTTAATCTCAAAATGACTTTTTCTTTATCCATGCTTACCACCTTAAAATTATGGGGCAGCTATTCACTGCCCCACATTGATTAACCTCTGGAAATAATTCTTGCAATCGGAATTGCCTTGTGGTTGATATAGCTTCTCTGAGAAGCAGTGGATTCACCGGAATGAACCAGTGTCCAGTTTGCACCGTTCTTTAATTCAGCATCAGTTGGGGAAAGGGAAGCCTGAGACTTCTTCTCGTAGGAAATGCCCTTAGGAGCAAATACCTTTCTCTGTCTCATGTAAAGAGTATCCTCGCCACCATTCTTAGCTGGGTCTCTGTCCATTTCGTATGCAACCTTAACACCAACATCCTCAAAGTCGATAGCACCATCACCGAGTACATAAGTTGTGTACTTAGTGTAACCATCGCCAGCACCGGAAGCAGATTCAGCAACTTCCTCGGTTGGAAGATAATCGTCAATAATAACGAGCTTACCATTCCAAGTACCGATTGCTAAATCACGAGTAATACCGGAAGCATCTGTATACTTGAGGTAGTTGAGTAACTGTAAGTTTTCAAGGTTAGTAGCAACATCAGAATGCATGAATACCATGCTGAACTTCTTCTTGTTCTTACCACAAGCCTTGTTTGTTGCAGTGTTCAGAGTAGTTGCATCCATAAGACCTTCACCAACACCAGTAATATCATGAGTGTGATTGTCTACGAATTCCTTACTCTTAGTATCTGTCATAGCAAAGATACCCTCAAGCACTGCGAGGAGAGTGTTCTGGTCTAATTCTTCCTTGTATTCAGCGACCTGCGCAGATACATTATCCATGAAGTCAACACCACCGGTGATGTCATAGGAGAAGTCCTTTTCTACCCATGCCTTTGCACGACCAACAACGACTACACCACGCTCAAATGTCTTTGTGCTTGTTGCGGTGATGTCTGTCTGACCGTCGTAGTTTACTGCTTCACCATCTAACAGACCACGCATAGCAAGTCTTGCGTATTCTGTACCGTTCTGGGAAGAAAGTACGTTACGAATGTCTGCGTTTGGAGCTAAAGCTCTGGACTTACGCATTTCATTTGTTTTTAAGTTAGGCACTCTATCAACTAAATACTTGAATGCCTGCGGATTAAAACTCTTGGAATCAAACTGTGCCATAATTTTTTACCTCACTTTTTTTTTAATTTATTAGGAAATTTTTGCATCTGGATTGTCTGCCAGATATTTACTCAACTCTTCGTAGTTCATCTTAGAGAAATCAACTTCACCGGTAGCACTATTTGTGCCGGCAGCCGGTACTAAGCCTTTGACTTCTGGAACATTCGAACCAAATAAAAAGCTGGATGTCTCTGCTTTAACCAGAGCGTCCAGCTGCTCAGATAAACCTTTTACAGTTCCATCCTCATTCAGTTTTGCATCTTTCAGATCCAGTAAT